ATCGCACCCATTGCGCGCGCTTTGGAGATAGTCGATAGCTGTCCCGGCACTCCCCGATAGAGAGAGGAACGTTCCGCGTCAAGTCGCCCGGAGGCACGTATCCGCAAGCCTTAAGTACTTCTTCCAAGGCGCTAGCTGCATCATTGTCAAGAGGGTCCACGATTGTGAGGCTAACGGACTCCCATGTAACGGAACCAGGATAATAAAAAGTGTGGTTTAAAAACTTATGATCCTTCTCTTTGATGGTGAACCCCGGCTTCTTTACCTTTTGACACAGATAAGACGGGATCCTATCATTCACATTGCCAAAAGACACCAGCCATCTAAACTGCCTCTTAGGTTCTAGGGTCGGGTCACTCCAAATTTTAGCCATCGTTAAAAGTCTCCTATAGGTTCATCCTTAGTAACTAGTGTTAATCCTCAAAAGATGCTCCGCTATCTGTAATGACGAAGTCAAGAGCAATAAATTCAATTGCCTTCGCTGGCTTAAGTAGAATCTTAGCATACATAATGTTCCGGTCAATTAAGTCTGGAGTCGTGGTGGCACTATCCAAAATGACCTTGTAATCCATCAGTCCAAGCCGGGACTTGACACTTGCCAAGAAGGGGCGTACTTGTGCCAGGAACCGATCCCACGTTGCTTGCACATTTTGGTCAAACAATAGGTTAGCTGAGATACGAGAAATTTCTTTCTTGAGATAGATCAGCAGTCGTCGTACGTTGATCCGGTCCAGTGCGGAAGGCGTTACCTGCAAGGTCTTCTGTCCAAAGATTACAATACCCTCAGCAGGGAACGAAGCAATTGGGTTGATGTTTGCATCATAAAGTTTGTCTCGGTCCTTTGAAGTAAGTTTCTGGACAACATCTAAGACCGGTACTCCGGCAGAACCCTCAGTAAGACCTCCTCGGTTAAACCCGGCGGGCGCAAACCACACCTCACTCTTTGCAGCGCTGGAACCTAGGGTACCAAGCGCAATGACCGAGGGGGGTACAAACAACAGTTGGTTGTTGATACTGTCGCGAATCTGTACCCAGGGGTAGAACGCGCATGCATAGCTGCTGTTCAAGCCCCGGTTCTTCAGAGTAGTGATGGTGGTAGCAACAGACCCAATACGATCTGACATTGCACTATTGTTTTCAGCACTTTGGGTAAAACCACCTTCTAGGTCAATGATCGCTAAGCAATCGGCTCGATCCTCACACGTGCTTATAAGGTGACTGGTGAGCGCCGGCGCTGTAATTCCCGGTACCGTAGCCACATTCATCTCCACAACTTCAGGATCAGCAACCGTATCGATAGCACGCTTAATGCTGTAGTAAACCGAGTTAGTGGTCGCAGTCGCGGCGGCGGCGATGCGCCCATTGCGGAAAGGATCTTTTTCAGTGACATCGTTGCCATTGAAACCCCCATAGAGAGGCATCGTAAACCGGTCATAGCCCATATCAAGCACCTCTTGAAAAGTACCTGATACAGCCGTCATTGAGGTGGTTGCAGCGCGAGAGCCCGACAAGTAATAAGCTGAATTATTGGCTGTGTCGAAGACTAGGTTGTCCAAGGTAAACGCCTGGTACTGCAGTGTGGCGTCCGATCCCACATCGAAAGAGTCAACATTGAGACACTTAGCGCGGACCAGATCTGCGTATGAGCGGCTAAACCTCTTACCGGAGCCACTAGTCGAAGTATCCAGACCCCAGTAAGCATCACGATCGTCACTCAAGCCACCAGCAATCGAAGTCACCCGCAACGGTAACTCGGGACTCTTTGCGCATAAGGTGATAGCCACCGGAGCGTTGCCGGCGCCCATGGGCTTCTTGTCAATGAACACCGTACCTGCATACGCAGAGGAATCTCCGCGCTGTGGTCCTGGGGCAGAGCTACTTACGATGGTATTCCCGGCCAGGAAAAGAACACTACTAGCGATGTCTGTAGCATCGGTTTTGCCACCGTCAGCCGCTGTCGTGATGACGGCGGAACCCGAAATAAGGACCATGTCCTTAAGTTTGGGAGGCCCCCAGAATCCGAAGGGGAGGTGGGCAGCGTCTCCACCGCCGGTGTCGATAGACTCTTCCACCTGCACACGGATGAATTTAGATTGGTTATGGAACTTTCCAAACTCCTGATAGGTGCTGGTACCGTCATCCCACGTAACATACTTATCACCGATTTTGCGTCCAACATAATCCATTGAATTAGGGTTAAGGTTACAATTAGAGAACCGCTCCACGACCCGAACAGCATTGTCAGAGTCCTGAGCCTTTCGAATCACCACCGAAAAGGACCCGTAAGGATTATCTAAGTTAGTAGAAGATTTGATGTCCTGAATTGAAATCTTTAGGTTCTTCTGATCCCATACACCGGTTCCCACACCTAGGCCATGAAACCTAAAAAGCTTCTTAATGCGAGCGGTTGAAATAGGAGTAAAGTTAGAATCTGCAGCCGCAGTATCCTGAGAGATTACCCAGCCTGAGCGCGACGCCTGCAACCCAAATTCATAACTGGCGTTAAGTGGGTCGCCGTCGGCCTGCGTCAGAGGGGCCACGAAAGCCCACTGCAATCCAGCTGCGGTGCCAGTGACGAAAGTTTCCACTTGGCGTTCGAACGACTCCCCAAGCCAGTATGTTTTCACAGCTTCCGCAGGGGTAACCGTGGTGTTAGTAAGCGTAGGGTTAGTGTTAAAAACCTTCCGGATGTATTTTGATGATGCCTCATTGAAGTTAAAGGCCGTCTTCTCTACCTGAGTTCCATCTTTGTCTAGAATTACCGCTGTGAACTCGCGGGTGGCCCCCGTTGAGTTTACAAGAGTACAAGTTCCACTGAGTGCAGGTTCATTGGCAGCTTGGTCGCCGGCGGCATTACCGCTCAACATGACCACACCCTCGTTAAGGTACCACACAGCGGCGAGGGTACCAGTCACTGAGATCTCGGCGCCGACGGCGGAACCAGAATCAAACACGTACATCCCATAAGAACCGCCGGTGGCGATGGTGCTCTCATTGTTTCCATACGTGGGAAGATTACCGTCACCCACTTCCCAACCGGCGCGGCCTGCGACAGTGCATGCAGCGGCTTGGTCTTCCAAAAGGCGAACCATGGTCACGGGGCGATTGTTCCTCAGATATGCTTGAGCAGCATATGCCGCATAGGTAGCTGAAGTCTTATTACCGTCCCTCCAGACGTCCCCACCTGCTCCACCCGGAATTGGGTTCCCAAAAACATTGACGAACTCCGAGAAGGAATCAACCCTTACAGGACGAAGGGCCGGCCCTCTCTCTGTTCGGCCAATGATAACGGGCCCCATACGGGGCGCTTCTTCGGGTAGTTGAGAGTTATCAATCTCATTAATAAAAACCCCGGGTGAAACAAATTTGAAATTCTTTACGGACATTATATGGTGTCTCCTTTAACTAGATACAGGTCTTTGCCTTAGTAAATAGTTCCCTAAGCACCTAACAACCAAAAAATCAAAGTTTATTAAAGATATAAAAAACCCCCCGGGACAATGCCCGGGGGGGAAAGTACTCTTACTTATATTTTATACGCCCTATCCTTGGTCAATGTAATCAAGCGTAACTACATCGTCAGCGTCCAAATTGTAGAGGAAGTTTACAACCAGGTTGCTTCCACTAGCATACAAGAGATAGTCAGCAGACGAATCACTGAAGCCACCACTGCTGCTAGCCTTGCGTTGACGCAGACCATTAACAAACACCTGCACTGCCCAAGCTGAACTGTCACCGGGATCTAACGGAAGATCCCACGATGCAGAAATTGAGCACGAGACCGGTCCACTGCCGGCGCCGAGGCCGGTTGTGGAGCCACTGATCACGTACTGGGGAGTACCGGAACGGTTAATGCCCTCAGCAGAAAACAGCTCGGTGCTCCACCTGATGTAAAGCTGTCCACCGGACGTTTGGATACCACCACTGGTCATGATAGCCCCAGAAGCCACTTTGGCTGCACCATTACTATCCACGACCGTAGTACCGTTGACGGAAAATTCCTTGCCAGAAGCGACGTTGACACTTCCGGCGAAGTCACCACGGCCCTCCGATGAAAGGTGGACTTTCCCATTGTTAACGTTCAAAGCGGAACCCGACAAGCCCAAGTTGCCAGACAGGTAACCGTTCTGATGAAGTACCATAAGTTCAGTTGCAGAGTTACTAGTGTACCACTTGAACTGCTTATTGCCCACCGATGGCTGACTAAAGAGGAAGCGCCCCGGAGAGCTAGACCCACTGTGGGAATCCCCACCAAACTGGAGGCCAGAGCCAGCAGAGCCAATTTGAACAGCACTCGAACTCACGGCCGCAATGATGAAAGCGTCCT